ATTTGGTCAAATAGATCGTCTAAATTGTTTAAATCATTAAACCATACTTGCATATATGTTATATTGATATAATAACATATATTTATATAAAAATCAATTTATTTTATTATTGTCGGATACCTTTGTAGATACCTTTGTAGATACCTTTGTAGATGCTTTTGTAGATGCTTTTGTAGATGCTTTTGTAGATGCTTTTTCCTTTTTTACCCTCTTCTTCTTTTTATCAGTGTCCTTTTTTATACGTTTTTCATTTTTTACTTTATTTTTTAAAAGTTTACTACGTTTTGTTGTTTTATTCTTAGGAGCAAGTGATTTTAATGAACTAACTCTTTTATCACTTCTTTTTAATGTAAACTTATTTTTAACCTTATTAAATGTAAGGTTTTGTATGGATATAATTTTAAAATTTTCTATATCGTAAACAAGATCTTGTTTTTTATTTAATTTCTTTCTTTCTAGACATAATTTTAAATAAGTTCTAAGTTCTAGTTTTTGTTCATCCGAAATTTTATTTTGCAATTGATATTCTTCTGTAAAACTAGTAATTAGTTTAATTCTAGTTCCTTTATTTAGTTTGTTCCATGGTTTATTTTTTGTTACTTCTTTTTCTTCTGTAAGAAACTTCTCTATATTTAATATATTAGGTATTGTTTCAAATATTTTAGAATTGTTATTTAAAAGCATCGTCTGATATTTTATGTTTTTAAGTTCCATACATTCGTCGCTCATATATATATATATATGATCAGTAGTTTATATCTTTTTTTTATATATAAATTATTATATAATATGAAAACAGTTAAAATTGTAGGAAAAAGGAATGTAGATGGCTTCAATGATGCGAAAAACGAAACAAAAAATAAAATAAAAGCAAAAAAGAAACGAAAAAAAGTACTGGACATTAAGAATAGTAATGTTTTAAATACATTAAATAATAAATCACAGATAGAATTATTGAACCAATTATATTTGGAAGAAAATTATACAGGTGTAAAGTTTATGAAACGTGAAGTGGAGAGAAAATTAAATAGTTATAAAAATCAAGATATTAAAAAAAAGAAATATAATGAAAATAAATTTATAAAATACGAAGAGTGTCTTGAAAAACTAGTAATTAGTAAATTAAAATGTGATTATTGTCAAAAAAGTTGTTTTATTTATTATGAAAATAAATTAGAACCTCAACAATGGACACTCGATAGAATTAATAACGATATAGGTCATGAAAAGGATAATAGTGTCATATGCTGTTATAAATGCAATATAAAAAGAGGAAGAATAGATGATAAAAAATTTAAATTTACAAAACAATTAAGAATAATCAAAGGATTTTAGTAATTATGAGGATAATTTCCAGGGGTGACTCGATTGATACATTTTTTTGTGCAATATACTATATATTATTTCAATTTAAGAAATTATTAATATATAAAAAAAATGAGAAGATATTTAGCAACCAATGCATTTAATATGCAATATGCATTTATTACACACACCAAATTTACATCGAAAAATCATATTATTAAAAAACCAGTTGATAAAAACCCAGTTGATAAAAATCCAGTTAATAAAAAACCATTTAATAAAAAATCATACGAATTGACCGAGAAAAGATTAAAAGAAATGAATAAGGATATATTTCTTTTATAAAATAAAAATATAAATAATATGGAAACTAATACAAAAAAAAGAGTAAGTTTTAAATCTCAATATACAATTTTAAAATGGGCACATGGAGAGAAATGTGAAAAAAGTTTAAGGAAAGAACCCGAAATAATTCAAGGCGAAAATGTTGAACAAGAAATCATAATACAACATGAAACAGTTTTTCAAAATATGAAAAATGAAAATAAAAATAAAAATGAAAATAAAAATAAAAAAGAAATTTGTAGCGATAGGATTAGAAATAGAGATCAATTAACAACCGGGACTTCAAATCCTTTTATGATACAAAACAATTATTTAGATGATTTATCAAACCAAGATATTTATTTACGACCCAAAGATAGTAATATCAAAAATAATGAAAATAAGTATTTAAAGATGGATTACAATAAGTAATTATATGAATACTACAAATGGATTGCCTACACAAAACAGTCTATTATTAAATAAATTATCTGTATTTTATAATGAAAATAATAATATGGAAAAAATTTTACCGATTATCAATGGTCAATCGCCATTATCTTTGCGATTAATAGATTGGTTTGCTACTAATTATTCTAAGAAAAACTATGTTGTTTATAATATTAAAAAGAGAAATGGAGAGGAACGAAGATTTAAGGTATATATTGATTATAAATTAAAATTAAAGGCTTATTCTAAAAAACGATTTGATCCTTTTTGTAGATGGGAACGCATAAATATCCCATATAAAGAGAATATGGAAATACAAACAACGATCGGACAGTTAAATTTTTTCAGATGGGCATTAGAAAATAAGATTTTAGATTATGTTGAGAAAAATCTTGAATCTATTAATAATGATATGAATAAACGTAATAGTACATCAAAAAAAAAGAAAAGTATAAAAGAAACAGCCAAAACAAGAAAAAAAAGAGAAGAATTATCAGTAAGTGCTTCAAAAAGTATTAAGAAAGAAATTATAGAAATTGTAGTAGATTTTAAATAAATAATATAATATATTTATATACATGATATTATTGATTTTAGGGGTATTAACAATGTGTGTGTTATTTTATCAAATTTACATAATTAAAAAAATAGAAGAACCATTTATAGGAAATGTAAGTGAAGTTCAGGTACAAAATAAAACTGATTATTTAAACAAACAGGATAAATATTATGATATTAGAAGTCAGGGTCCAGGTGCTGGGTTATTGGTGACAAAACCTGGTATAAATGATTGGTTTAAATTAGATGCTAATAATAATTTGAAAAAATATACGCAACAATTAGGATTAGATAGAAGCGATATAGATAAAAAAGTAACAAATTGTAGAGCATTGACCAAATGCGAACAACTCGCAAACAATGATTGCGGATATTGTTCAGCAACAAAAGAATTTGATTTTGGCAATGGGTCAGGTCCTAAAACAGATGTATGTCCTGAAAAAATGTGGACATCAGATATAAGTAAATGCCAGGAACTACGTGAAAAAACAATTTGTTCAAATGTGAAAAGTTGTGGTGATTTATATGGTGAGGCCGAAAAATTATGCGGATATTGCCCTACATCGGGAACATCAATGGTTATGGAAAAAGTGGGAGATAAATATTTCCCGAAATATAAAGATGATGTTTGTGGAGGGGCAGATTACGGATTAATTACAGGAGCAAAATGCAAGCAGTTTGCAAAAGATCATCCATGTGTAACACCTTATCATTTGTCAGGACCACACTCGGGAGATTGTGTTAAAAAGTTGTGGAAAAATTCAACATGTACCGATGCACGCCCATATGGCAAAACACCTGATGATTTGGGAAAAGCAATAAAAATGTCGTATAAGGAAGCAGGTACACTAATGAAAGAAACTAATAATAAGACAAGAAGTGTTGACTATTATACAGCCATAGATAACAGTGATATTTGTTATGGAAATAATAATAATATTAATCCGTGTGATATGAAGTATAGTCAACAAGGCATCCCACACCCCGTATGTTTACAGCAAATGTTTTTGGAAGCAGGGGGGACAAAAAAAGGCACTGGTTGGTCAAAAATTAATACTAAAAGTTGGTCAAATGCCAAAAGTCATGTTCAAAAGGTAAATGATTTATCCCGATCTAGTTGGAGTTTATTTTCCGGTATTTTTGGTACGTCTATATCTACTAAGGAATATAAGGAAAAAATAGAAAAAATTATGGAAAATATTCAAATGGCAGATACCTATCAAAAAAGATATGATTGTTCTATGTTTATGCTGGGAATAAAACCGACCGCTCCTGACCCTGTTAAACCGGGCGATGATGTTATTTATGTAAAAAAAGTAGCAGACGGTAGATTAAAATTTGAGGGGATTGTTACTAGAATGATAGGAAATCAATGTGAAGTAATGTTTCTGAAATCTAGCAATGTTAATGGTGGATCGGTTAGAAATCGTGATAAAATGTCAATGGATGATCAGAAGAAATATTTTGGATGGCCTTCTATTTCACCTACATATAATAGTGAAATACCAGCCCGTATTAATAAAGGAAAACTTAATATACAGAAAAGTTGTTCAAACAATAAATCCGAATGTAAAATGACATGTAAAGATAAAATCAATGATGTATTTTATAGATTTCCACGCCCCCGCGATTGTATAGTGGGTTCATTTGGTGCATGGAGTGGGTGTTCAAAAAAATGCGGCGGTGGTACTACAACAAGAACTCGAAAAGTACTATACCCTGCTAAGTTCGGAGGACGACAATGTCCAACACTTATAAATAAAAGAGTATGTAATACACAAACATGCACTAATCCTAATTTTACAGAACAATCAAATTCCGGATTTTACGATAGTAATAAACTGAAATTTTTAGGATGGACTCCGAGACAAGCACAGGGAAGGGGTGGACTTAAAGAATGTCAGGCAGATTGTGATAGTAATAGAGACTGTGGTCCAGGATTAAAATGTTTCCAGCGTAGCGGAAATGAAAAGGTTCCGGGATGCGAAGGGAGTGCAGTAAGAGGAGCAGATTATTGTATTTCTAATAAATTATAGTAACAATATATTATCCGTATAAATAATATATTATTGATATTGAAAATTTATAATAACATCGTAATATAATGGAAGCATTTGGTATTATAAAACTAATATTTGGGACAACTTTTTTAGGATTGATGATGTTGACTGGAATATATAACGATGAATCTTTCTATAAAGTTATTTTAGCAGTTATAATGACATTGGGATTATTGTATGGTATAGGTCAATTACCATATGCATTTTTGATTTTTATAATTTTAGGTATAACTATGTATACATATGTACAAACGAGTTCAATAGAAGATACATTATTTAATACTTTATTAGTATTTACAGTATGTATTTTGTTAGGTTTATTTGGAGATACAGATTTTTTTAAACCGTTTAAAAATTTTAAATTAAAGGAAGGATTTTATTTTAGACCAAACGCGAGGAGATTGGTTAGTCATTCGATGACTGCACTCCAATGTCAAAACGTATGTGCAAATGATAAACATTGCAAATTTTCTTATTATGGTCATAATATGGAAGGTGGTGGGAGAGGTCAGTGTTGGAATACACACGGATCAGATTCTAATCAACAACCATATGGAGGAAAAAATCAGGGGGGGGTTACATGGAGAAATAAAAAATATACACCAAAACCTCCTCCTCCACGACCTAAACAGGAATGTATTCCTGTTAATAGAATTCAAAAAATGCAAGGCAATTATAAAAGGAGACCATCGGGAAGCACATATAATTCAGATTATTATTATGCTCTCAATAAATGTAAATCAAAATCTTTAAATAAATGCAATCGTGGTTGGGGCAAAGGGCGCTGTAATTTGGTCAAAAAAAATTCTCAATCATCTTATAAAAAATTAAATGGCCATTGTACAGGTGGGTCTTCATACAGACGTTATCCAGAGAACAGTGTATATGCTTGTAAACGAAGATGTAATGCTACCGCAGGGTGTAAAGGAATCGCATTCCTAAAGGGGCGACGATATCTCCCACCACTAAAAGATGGACCATGTACTACATATAATAATAAGTGTCTAGATAGCAGGGATAATGTGAACTGGGGTTATGACATCTATCAACGCAAATAGTGATTTGCCGTTCTGGAAACATGTCAAATGTTAATTTTACTTAATAATCTATAAATTTATTTTATATACTATTTATATCATGAAATATATCTTTTTAGCAATAATATTGTTATGTGTTACAATATTAATATATATCCAATTCTTTAATAAAGCATCTCTAAAAGAGGGATTGACTTTTGAAGAACAAAAAAAAAATTTAATTGAACAGGATAAGTATTATGATTATCGTAAATTTCCACAAACAGTTCCCGGTGGATCAGACGATGTTAAATTTGTCGATTTAAGTTTAGATAAAACAAAAATGATAAATACAAACCCGTCCGCCAATGTAAATCAAAGCGATATAGGAAAAAAAATAGAAAAATGTAGAATTATTGATAAAAATAACGATTGTGGTTTGATTTCCCAGAATGATTGTGGATACTGTTGGCATACTGACAAAATAATGTATGGAGATGCAAATGGACCATCGGCCGATGTTTGTCCCAAAAATGGATGGGTTCCACCAGGACCTCGTGCTGCAATTGAATGTCAAAAGAAAAAAGAAAGAGCATTATGCGCTACAATGACTGATTGTGGAGATGCTACTGGTAAAAAATCAATATGTGGTTGGTGTCCTCTTACTAATAAAGGGGTTCCAAAAAAGAGAGCACCCGATGGTAAGGGATGGGTTGCAAAATATGACGAAGATAAATGCGATTGGAAGTCAAAAATAGATCAAGTCATGGGAGATTCGGGAGAATTTGAAAAATGTACTGACTTAAAAACCAAATTACCTAGTCAATTTGGTGAAAGTCGTAAATGGCATGATAGAGATGGTAAAACATATAATTGTGAAAAATATGCAGAGGGAAATAATTGCAAATCATGGGGGAACGGTTATACATATCAAGGATTAACTGGAAACAGTGCCTGTTGTGCATGTGGTGGAGGAAAAAAAGGGTTTGATTTTCCTGGTAATCTTATAGAACCCAATATGTGTAAGAAATTTAAACAAATGTTTCCATGTATTGGACCGAAAATGTTTACAGGACCTCATACACCAGCCTGTTTATCTAATTTATGGAAAAAAAGTGGTTGTACGGGAGATTTAAATCAACGAGTAACAGATCAAGAAGATTATAATTGGTGGAACTCCAATTCATATGGTAATGCAGCAACTAATATGAAAGGATTTGTCAAAACAGCAAAAGAGTCTAGTAATTATAAAGAAGCCAATATAACGAATAAAAAATGTTTTGGAAAAGATGTAGATGCATGTGAAAATAGATTTAAACCCAGGCCATTGGAATGTTCTAGAAAAATTTATAGACAGGCAGGTTTAAATACTCAAGGAAAATTAAACCCTGCTAATAAAAATATGGTTACTGACGGATATATTAAACAACAGTGGAAAAATGGCCAAAACGGAGTTTGGAGTGTATCACAATATTTACGTGAATTAATAGGATATAAACGTCAAAATATTAAGGATAGTACACAACCCAAAAAGAATTTTGATCGTTATATGAATAATAATATGCTTGTAAAAGGTAATTTACCACAAATTCCTTGGGAAAAACCTTGTTGGAAAGATTTTACGATAATGATGTCAACTAGCGATTATTCAACTATAGTAGGTAATGGAAATTTGAAATTTTCAGGAGGTGGTTTCAAATCTATATTACCTACGCGGAATTCGACACAGGCAAAATCTGGAATTAAGAAAGGTATGTTTTGGGTAAATAATTATGAATTACAAAAAGAGATTTATGAATTGAAATACTTCCCATTTTGGCAATTTGTGAAGTTAAATAAAAAGACTTGGAATTCTCAATGGAATAAATTTAAATCTATCATGATGAAATCTCCAGCCGTAAAGGGGAATTTTAATAAAGTTAATGCTCAATGGTTCGGATGGAATCCAGTACAAGCCCGTGGAAGAAGAGGACTTCAAAAGGGCCAAGGTGACTGTGATAATGATCGTGATTGTGGACCAGGATTAAAATGCGCACATGATAAATCACAAATATCCGGTATTAGAAATACTGGAGCAATTAGAGGTGGACGTGATTTTTGTTACGATCCAACTGATTCAGTGTTGGGCGGCACAGATGGTATAATATTTTTAGATGGCTCTAATTTCGACACTATTGTCGAAACAAAAAATAGTTTAAACCAAGCAAACCAGTTAGGAAACTTTTATAAATCGGGAAATAATAGATTTTTAACAAAGAATGCTTTTATGCATGAAAATTTCCCATATTGGACATTTATACGTCGTGCTCAAAAAAGTTAAATAATAAATTTGATAATAAAGATAAATATGATATTTAAAGTATCATAATATATAATGGGATCAAGTCAATCTATTTGTAGAAAAGTTAATTTTGAAGATATACAATACTTATTAAATAAAAATAATGAATATATACTTATTAATACTCTTGATAAAAAGGAACAAGATTGTTTAATAAAAAATACAATTTTAATACAAGATGAAGAAAAAATCATAAATCATTTTATGAAAACCAAAATAGATATTCATATTATTATTTATGATAAAAATGCGAATGTTCCAAATCTTATGGAAAAATATGAACAATTAATAGGATTAGGGTTTACAAATGTTTATATTTATCCGGGTGGATTATTTGAATGGCTTTGTTTACAAGATATTTACGGTGTTGATGATTTTCCGACCACAAAAAAAGAACGAGATATATTGAAATATAAGGGAAAATCTGCATTTACTAGTTATTTATTGAAAAACGTAGATATAGATTAAAATTGATTTTTTTTATATATTAAAAAGATATTTAATATATAAATATACATGGATCTAAAACAACAAAAACTAACAAAAAAAGAATGGGAATTTCTCGAAGTTCCCGTAAATCATAAAGAAAAGGAAATTTTAGATTTAATATATAAATCATATAATAATGTGGATTTTACTAAAAACGAAACAAATAGTTTGCTTCTTTACTTAAAAATAAGCACCAATGATTTAAATTTTCACCAGTATTTATTTGAAAAATATTTCCAAGAAAATATTAAAAAAATGGTTAAAAAATATAATTTGGACTGGAAAAAGGAAAAAAATAAAAAATCAATGAAAAAAATCAATAGTGCAAATTTAATTCGTATAAAAAACAGTTCTTCGAAAATAGACGATATTAAACATGAAATTATTGAATTTATTCTTATTGATATTATTTCGAAATTTTTAAAGAAAAACAACTGTCCAATGATGTTTTATTCTCTATGCGACATAATGAAAAATAATATTTTACACATTAATATTTTCGTTAAAAGTTTGGTAGATTTTATTATATGCAAATATTCTGACCAAATAAATAAACGTAAATTAATTAAAAATGCATATAATTATATTGAGAAAAACAAGATCATCTTTAAATATAAAGATGTTGGATTATATGGACATCAAAAAGACTTATTTACAGAAGTCAATAGAGACGGTGCAAAAATGATATATTATCAAGCACCGACTGGTACAGGTAAGACTATATCTCCAATAGGAATTGCCAGTGGTAAAAAGGTAATATTTACGTGTGCTGCAAAACATATCGGATTACAGTTAGCCAAATCATGTATTTCCATGGAAATACCAATAGCAATTGCATTCGGGTGTGAAGATCCGAGCGATGTTCGTCTTCATTATTTTGCAGCAAAAGATTTTGTCAGGAATAGAAGAACAGGATCAATATTTAGAGTAGATAATTCAGTAGGAGACAAAGTTCAGATTATTATTACAGATATTCAGTCTTTCTTACCCGCTATGAATTACATGTGTGCTTTCAATAAAGAAGAAGATATTGTATGGTATTGGGATGAACCAACTATTACTTTGGATTATGAGGAACATCCATTTCATACTATTTTGGAAAGAAATTGGAAACAAAATAGAATACCTAATATTGTTTTATCTTCGGCAACACTTCCCGATAAAGATGAAATTTCATGCATGAGTAGATATTTTTGTGATAAATTTGAAGGAGGTCGGGTAAAAGAAATCAAAAGTTATGAATGTAATAAATCTATACCAATTTATGATAAGGAAGGAAATATTATTATGCCTCATTTGTATTATGATAATGCGCGAGATTTGAGAAAATGTGTACAACATATAAAAAAAAATCTAACTATTTTGAGACATTTGGATGTAAAAAAAATGGTGGAATTAATTTATTATGTGAATAAAGAGGAACTTATAGATGAACAATTTAATATAGAAAGTAATTTTGCAAATGTATCGGATATCACTATAATGTCCTTAAAATTATATTACTTAAATATTTTATCTTTATTGAGAGATAACTATCAACAAGTGTATGATTATTTTCAAAATAAATATAAAAAAGATAAGAAATCGTTTATTAAAATTACAACAAATGATTCGCATACATTAACAGATGGTCCTACTATATTTATTACAGATAATGTGAGAAAATTGGGATTATTCTATTTAAAAGTTTCAAATATACCAGAAAGTGAATTGGATGATATTGTTCAAATAATTAATAGAAATGAACGATATATGTTAGAGTTAGAAAAGATCGAAAAGGATGAGGAACAGAGAAAAGATAAGTTGGGAAGTGAACAATTAGATAAAGACCATTCTAAAAATAAAGAGGGTGATCAATATAAACAACAAGAAATTTATAGAAAAACTGTAAAAGCATTAAAAAGCAAAATTAAAACAATTGAATTGAACCCGAAATTTGTGCCAAATAGTAAACAACATATTAAGTTATGGTCTAAAAATGAGGATACCAGTAATTCTTTTACAAGTGACATAGATGATGAAATAGTAACACAAATTATGTATTTGAATGTAGATAAAGCCTATAAAGTTTTGCTTTTGATGGGAATTGGGGTTTTCATCAAAGATATCAATAAAGAATATATGGATGTTATGAAAAGTTTGGCTACACAACAGAGATTATATGTTATCATTGCATCGTCTGATTATATTTACGGGACAAATTATCAGTTTTGTCATGGTTATTTGAGTAAAGATTTGGAAAATATGACTCAGGAAAAAATGATTCAAGCATTTGGACGTATAGGTAGAAAGAAAAGTCAATCTGAATATACCATTAGATTGAGAGATAATGCACTAATTGATAAATTATTTACAGAAGAAAAAAATAAGCCCGAAGTTATTAATATGAATAGATTATTTGGATTTTAATTGGGATGGTTTGCACCAGTAAACATTTGATTCCCATAAATGTTCTGCATATTTAAAATTTTTTTTATTAAGAATATAGATCCTATAAATATATTCTTGATAATTTTTAGGTTCCATAAAACTGCTATAATGGTCTAATGTAAATCCGGGATTTATTATATGTTTGAAATAAATAACATTTTTTAATGGATTTTCACCATTACCACATATAAATCCAATTGTAGATTTATCCCATCCCATATTTTTAATATTGGCCGTATTAAGAGTATTAATAATATAATCTAGATTTTGTTGTAAGGTGTAAGTTTTTACAATGTTTTCATCTGTATAACACATGACTTTCTCTCCAATCATTTTTGGGAATTGTCTAGTATCTAATTTTTCTCTAAGAGGAATAAGATCATGATGTGGATGCATATAAATAATCATATCACTGCTCATATCTAAAATATCTTTATCATTAGAATTATCGATAATAGTAGTTAACATGTCTTCTATAATAAATTCGGCACTTTTGACCGCATGGTGATAATAAACATTCTTGTGTAATCGGTATCTTGTTTCAAAAAGCATCATAATATCGTGTTGAATTTTTTCTGGCCATGCTAATTGAGATAAGCCTTGATATTTGACAACACGACACATAGTAATAATTCTATCATAATTAATATTTTGACTTAAACCCAGATGATAACTGTCGCGCTGAATATAATCTAATTTATCAACGTCGAGTGAACAAACTTTATTGGCTACAATTTGGAATAGATAATTATTTTTCCATTCATCTGTTGGATTTATCATTTGAATAATTATATTTAATTCAGATGGGTTAATCTGAATGTTGTATTTGTATACTAAGTTTTGAAATATTTTAATTCCTCGTTCTTCATGGGTCGGTCTTCCTAATTTGGTAACAATATCATCATAAAGATGACTATATGGTCCATGCCCAATGTCGTGAACCAATGCGGCAACTTGGACAAGTTCAATCATTCTATCTGCAATTTCTAGTTCTGGTTGGGTTTTTTGCAAATTAGTAATGAGTTTTCCAGCCAAATGACTTACTCCAAGAGAGTGTTCGAACCTGGTGTGATTTGCGCTGGGAAATACAAGATATGTGGCACCTAATTGTCTTAATTGATGCATTCGTTTAAATTCAGGAGTATCAATAATTGATTTCATGAGTGGACTAATTGTGATAAATCCATGGATGGGGCAGAATATTTGTTTTGTATTCATTGTTTTTCGTGTTTTATTTCGGGTTTTTCGGGTTTATTAATAATTATATTTATTAATAAAAGTAATTCAATTTTATTATTAAAACATTTTTTTGCTTAGAGTATCACTGTATATGAGACATATACCGATAATAATGGAGATTAGTCCAAAAATAGAATTTCTTGTGATTTTCTCTCCAAGAATGATTACAGAAAATATAGCATTAAATATGAGCAGGACTCCTTCGGCGATCGGAGTAACCATTGAGGAATTATATTTTTCTAATAAATAATAGTTGGCCATAATGGCAGCAATTGCTACAATACTGACAATTGTGCCCCAAATAACGACATCTTTGAAGAACAGTTTACCATTATTCTTGTATACTTTTGGAAATCCATTAAAATAATAATGCTGGATTAAGAAGGGAATTGCGATGATACCACTGATAAAATATCTGAAAAAAGAAAAATAATAATGCCCAATTTTATCAACTGATATTTTTTCTAAAATAGGTTTCAATGCCCATCCACCACCATTTAAAGCAAATAAGAATATATCGTTCATTATAATTAAATGATATAATAAAAATGTGTATAAACCAATTAAAGTTTCGATTTCTGATTAACTCTAATAATATTTTCGTATCTGATTTTTCCATATGTCCTATCTAAGTTAACTTCTTCCGATATATTCATATCACTATGATGAATTGATTCAAAAAGTTTGATAATTTTTGAAATCATTCGTTCTTTAAGATCACGTTGTGAGATTTTATTATATGAATTGCTAATACTATTCATTTTCCATTGGTTTAATATGACTTCTAATTCTTCAAAATAAATAGGCATTTTTATACTCATAAATGTTTTATTTTTAGATTATTTTTAATAATTATTTATATTTTGAAATAAATTTCATCTATTTGTTCACATAGAACCCCAATAGTCGATAAATTCTTCCCATGAAATACTGGAAGAATTGTCCTTATCAAATGCTCTCATAAAATCCTGTAACTCGAGACAAGGGATTATTGAGTGCAATACTAAGAGTATAGAGTTCTTTTTTATCAATAGATCCGTTTTTATTTCTGTCAAATTGATTAAAAATTTGTTTAATACGATCAACTTCATCGTTTGTCAAATTTTGAGTAGACATTTATAAATAAGTTAAAAAAGTTATTTTTATATGTTTTATAAAATCATTGTTTTATAAAATCATTGTTTTTGATTGGATCCATTTACAAATATGGTTCATTTTTGAAGGTATTATAAATACATATAATATCTTTAAATCAATTTTAGGATTACGAGACAGACTACAACGTTTAATTGGAGTATGCTAAGCCGCCCATACCGCTCATGATACGAAGGACATTGTAGTTCGTGGCATAGACACGGACTTTGGCAGTCTGGACACCACCGATGGCTGCAGCAGAGACAACAAGTTGGAGAGTGGCGTTGTCAATTCTGGAGAAATTGCAAGTTCCAGATGGCTGGTGCTCCTCAGGGCGAAGTGCGAAAGAGAAGACGTTGATACCAGTGTCTGGGTTGCGCGTGTGGTGCTGGAATGGCTGAACCAAGTCGAAGTAGGTACCTTCACGCTCAGAGAAGCGATCTTGTCCGTTCAACTGAAGTTTGGCGGTGACAACTGGATTTTCACCCCAGCAGTGCATGTTGAGTGCAGTCTCGGCGAGGACGAAGACACCGGCGTCAGAGACACCTTCACTTGTTGCGTCTGCGGCGGCGACTGCGGATTCTTCGAAAAGACCGGTAGTACTGTTAATAACTGAAGTACCATTAGTACCAGACTGGGCTCTGGATCCGAAAGCAAGGATGGTGTTAGGGAGAGCATCAAGGGCATCAGTGTAGTTGAATGGCTGAGCACCAAGGGCTCTGTGAAGAGTAGTCTGACCGATGAAAGAATCACAGTATGCGACGTGAAGATCAGGCTGGACAACCCAGACAAGTTCTTTGCATGGGTGATTGAAATTCAACTTCACTTTGTTGGAAGAAGAACCGATGGACTCGTCACCAGTGAACTGAAGTTGTTCAATGAGGTACTCATGGGGGTTCTGGGCCATGCGTCTGCGCTCATCGGTATCAAGGAAAACGTAATCGACGTAAAGAGAAGCGGCGACGAGAGATTTTGCGTAAGCATTGGCAACCTTTTCTCCAGCAGTGTTAGCAACATTTACCTGTTTGACAGCGAAAAGACATTCGTCAAGAGGACGGATCTCGATGTTGATTTTGACCTCGTGGTATTGGAGGGCAATAAGGGGAAGTGCAAGTCCCGGGTTGCGACAGAACCAGAACTGAAGAGGGATGTAAAGTGTAGTCTCCGGGAGTGCGTTACGTGGGGCACATACTGCCTCTGGGACACCAGTTGCCCCGCATGCAGTCGCAACATCAGAGAAATTAGGATCAGTCAAGTAAGTAAGTTGGGAAGTCTGGCCAATCATCTTGTGGTAACCGGCCTCTTGCTCACTGGTAAGGGTAAGTTGGTTCCAGATGTGCATCCAGTCACCGTATTGTCTGTCGATGCGCTGACCTCCAATCTCAACCTCAACCATAGAGATAAGTTGCTCTCCGGGGTAGTCTAGCCACCTGGCTAAACAGTCGCCAGTAGCACCTTTATCGGACTGATTGATCTCTGGTAAAGTGATCTGAAGGTAGGTTCGGTATGCAAGATCACCATTTCTGGAGACAGTGCACTGGACTCTGCGACCGAAATCGGCCTGTCCATTAAAAGTTTGTTCAATTGATTCCATTGCGAAGTTCGTGTGACGTCTGTAGGTTACCTTCCAGAAGGTAATTTGCGGGTTACCAGTAAGGTAAACATCTTGTGCGCCATAAGCTACTAATTGCATTAATCCACCACCCATTGAGTTATAATATTGCTAAAGAAAAAAAAATTTTGAGAAATTGCCTAAAAAAAGCGAATAATTATCACGTTATTTTATTTATATCAAAATTTTCAGTCATAAAATGCTTTAAATAATCATCGAGGAATACTTCTTTTTTACCTTCGTGGTTTTTTGTAAAAATATATGAATTTTTGTTTTTTTTAACTGTCCAACCTTTTTCTAAAGCATTATAAATAAATACCATTTTTTGCAAAGTAATAAAATCTATTTTTTTTGTAGAATCATCACTGCTTAAATCAATATCCATGTTGTATAACTTTTAGAAAAAATGTGAATTTTAATAACTATTATAGTTTAAGATCAAATATCCTAAATATATTTAATTATATTGAAATTAATAAATTTGTATAAATATTTTTTATAAAAGTTCTAAAGAATCAAAAAATATAAATCAACTATAACAAAAAATATAAATAAAATATAACAAAAATATAAATATATATTATTAATACACCCTTACATATATGCGGTAGTTGACAAAAATTTTAAATATAGATTATTTAATGATACAACAGTTATTCGTTTTCATCAACCCCCTTTTTGAAAAGTAGACAATGGTATAAAAAGGTAGAAAAATCTAGAAAAGATCGTTTTTCTTACCTTTTTTAAAAATTGGTATAAAACAGTATAAAATGTAGTTTTTCTTACCTTTTTTAAAAATTGGTATAAAACAGTATAAAATGTAGTTTTTCTTACCTTTTTTAAAAAAGGTAAAAGGTAGTTTTTATATATTTAATTAAATTTAAAATTAAATATATCAATTTCTATATATTAAATGCCTAATTTTAAACCCAAGGCCACTAAAAAAATTAGAATGAATAAGAAAACTATATTGACTCTGGATAACCAACATAGTAATAAAATGAAAGAGTTTCATGAAATAGAACACAAAACCATACCGACATTAAAGGCACGTAAAAAGCATTTAAAACAACTTTTACCGGTAAAAACAAAGATAGAAGATATTTTAAATATAAAGGATGAAATAAAAGATATTAAAAAAAAAATTAAAAACCTTGAACAAAAAAAAAAGGTATATTTATTAGATAATTCAAAATTTATTTTTCCTTATTTTGAGAAAAAGAAACAATTATCACAAGGTAAGCAGGAAAACAAAAATAAGATATTGCATAATTTCTTTAAAAAAGATAAAGATGTTCAACATAAATTGGATGAAAGTGAATCATATAAGTTTTCGATAAATATGAACGAAAGTATGTTAAATATTAAAAACTATGTAATTGATTATGAAAGTTGTCAATGTGGGGGAGAATTTATTCGTATAGATTGCAAGGGAATGGTTATATGTAATAATTGTTTTATTCAAAAACAGTTTTTAATTGAACATGAAAAGCCTAGTTATAAAGAGCCTCCAAAGGAAGTATGTTTTTATGCTTATAAAAGAATTAATCATTTTCGTGAAATTTTGGCACAATTTCAAGCAAAAGAAACAACCCAAATTCCAGAAGATGTCTTTGAAAATATAAAAAATCAAATTAAAAAAGAACGAATTACATTAAAACAAATGACCAATAAAAAAGCGAAAGATATATTAAAAAAATTAGGATATAATAAGTATTATGAACATATACCTTTTATTAAAGACAAGTTGGGAATACGACCACCTGTTATGTCTCCGGATCTAGAAGATAAGTTATGTAATTTATTTATGGAAATTCAAAAACCTTATGCAAAGCATTGTCCGGATGATCGTGTTAATTTTCTTAATTATTATTATGTTCTTTATAAAATGTGTGAACTTTTAAATGAAAATAAGTTTTTACCATTTTTTCCTATGTTGAAAGATCCGGTAAAAAGAATAGAACAAGATCAAATATGGAAAAAAATATGTAAAGAATTACAATGGGAGTTTATTTCTACTATATAAAAAATAAATTATATAAAAAGTAAAATTAATATAATTTATTACACAATGAAAATACATCCACAAAATGTAATAATAAATTTTCAAAATAATGAAGAAAAAATATGTAGAATATGTTATGAAACTGATGAAACTGAAAGCATATTAATATCTCCATGTGCTTGTTCGGGAACTATGGCATATATACACGACCATTGTTTAAAAAAATGGATTAAAATTAAAAATATATCATATGATAATTATAGATGCGAACAATGTCGTAAAGAATTAATAATGCGTAAATTGCATCCCGAAGAAACTTTCAAATTACAGTTGTTTTACAAACATATTTTAAATTATGCAATAGAATTCTTTTTTTTAACGATATTTATATATTGTATATCATGTGGAGTTTATTTATTAGATAAACAAAATAATTATAAAACCGTTGATATTCTGGATATTTATAAAGATAAAATTTTATTACGTATGGTAAAAAATGAATATGGAATACATAATGGGGTTAATATTTGTTATTATTATTCATTTACAACATATTTATTATATATGAGTTTTTATTTAACGAGTATTTCTATTAATTTATATAAAATTAATAGGAAATATTTATTTTTTAAATTAAATATGATAAATTTGTTTTGCAGCATAGTGGGATCATCATCATTTTTTATTTTTTATATATTATATGCATGCGTAGGTGATAATATATCGGCAGAAATATTTGTTTATGCTTCTATAATGTCTATATTTATTAATTGGGGATTAGTTCGTATTTATGGCTATTATAATAATAATATTATTGATTTGTTAAATAACAGATATAATACAATAGAAATATTAGATGTAACATATAATCCACTAGCATTAAGACGGAGACTTATTGGAAATTAATAAGTAATAGTTTAATATAAAATATGTGATTTTTTATATTACACCTTTGAACATTTAAAATGCCTATTTTAGCCATTTATAAGTAGTATGACCAATACTATTATTTATTTCATAAACACTATTATCGTCGATAGAAAAACAATCTATTGTCGCATTTATTAAATAATCATCTCTTACAATATAAAGTAATTTTGTATTTGGGTCCCAATCACTTATATAAGTATTGTGAGCATTTAAAGATCTCATATGTGGATTATGTCTATCATAATACGAAACAGCATCTTTTTTTGTTTTGAATTTTCCCTTCATATAACCAATGTGTTTAATTTTCCCACCTTGTGCTAACCAACCATTATCTCCTTCTTTTTCTGTAATAAATTCTAAAACTTCTAGAACGTAGTTAGATTTTGCCATTTTATTATAATAATAAATTATCTTTAAATATTTAATATCCGGCGTTTTAAATGTTCAAAGGTGTAAAAGTTTGATTTTTTATATTAAAAGTTTGATTTTTTATATTAAAAGTTTGATTTTTTATATTAAAAGTTTGATTTTTTATATTAAAAGTTTAATTTTTTATATTAAAAGTTTGATTTTTTATATTAAAAGTTTAATTTTTGATAACTTTTTTTAAAAGTTACATGCGTGGGAAACCGACGAGATTTGCACCAATTCCGAATCCGGCACCACTTCTCGCACTTACAGCCATAGAGGGTACGTAAGTATCAAGAATACTAAATGTCGCTGCTGCTGTTAAAGCGATAAGTGCAACTTCGTCTAAGTTAAGTGATTTCTTGGGGATAGCGTATGCTGCTACGGCTACCATGACGCCTTCAACAAGATATTTGACTGCTCTGCGAATGAGTTCTCCTAAATCCAACATTTGTGCTAATTTCTGAAGCATTTATAGATATAAATAAGAAAAAAAAATATATAATTTAATTAAAACTTAAAAAAAAAAATTTTATATAATAATATAATGTCTAAAAAAGGTTGTGAGTATAAAACAGCACCTAATGGTGCTTCAAATGTAAAATATGTAGATTTACTTGAGGAAGATAAACCATTATCTGGGCAAAAATTTGTGTGTGTATCTTTTGTCTCTCCAGAAAATATTTTGACACAGAAAAATCACTTTTTTTTTCAAGAATTCCTAAAACACTATGATTTCTCTAAATCAGTTCAAAAATTTTCACAATTTTTAAATTTTTTGGCTTTTAAATATAATATGGAATTTGACAAAATGATGGAAGATTTTCAAGAATTTGTTTCAAGTGAAAAAGATGAGTTTCCTAAAAATGAAATTAATGATGAATATAAAAACTTTTTAGATTCAAATGAGGAGAGATTGGATGATGAGTTTAATGAGGCATATGAATTCCAGACAAGTGTAAGAGGTCTTAAAGTTCGTGGATCTTATTCTACCCAAGCAGAGGCTGAATTTAGATGCAAAATGCTTCGAGAAGTTGACCCAAACCATAATGTATATGTAGGACCAGTTGGTATGTGGATGCCATGGGAACCCGAAGCATATAAAACTGGACGGGTTGAGTATTTGGAAGATGAACTCAATCAGTTAATGAGTGAAAAAAATAAAAATGAAAAAGATGCTAAACAACAGTTCGAAAAACGTGTTTTGGATTCCAAACGGAAGGCCATTGAAGAAAATATTAAAAAGGCTAAAGAAAGCGGAAATAAATTAACACAAAATATTAATAAAGATGGTAATTTGGTTGGTATTAATAATACTATTGAATCTAGTCTTTCTCTTAAAGAAGAAGTAACATCTGCTGATATCCGAAAGGAATTATTTGAAGGGGATATTGTTAAAAGAGGTGATGCTGTAAAAGATGCCATTGAAAGAGGTATTCTTTCTAAAGAGAATGTAAAGATTGTGAAAAAAGATTGAAAAAGATAAAAAAACAAATGTGGCACTGATATATCTTTTTTTATATTAACAAAGTAATGATCAATAATTACCCATTGACATATATATGGTACTTTTAACTCCGCTGTAGCAGTTACTATTGATTTTTGTGCTATAATACTATGCAATATCATTGGACTTTGTTAAACAAATTAATATGATTGATTTCTATTTGTCCTATAATTAATTTAAACGCCAATGAACATTACACACCTAGAATAAAAAAAAGCAAATATTATAAAAAAATGGAAAAAAATAATAAATATTATTATATTTTTTCTTATATAAATGTGTGGGGGAAGAAAAAAAATATTTATTCAATAGAAACGATAGTATTGTATAATGAAAACATGTTTGATTCGAAAGAAATAAAGTATAATAAAATGATTAAAGATTATTATAATGGTATTTTATAATAAAATATTATAATATATGTGTTATAATTATGAAGTATCTATTACAACATTTTTATTAGGAACATTTTTTACTCTTATAAATTTTTATTATTTTAATGACAATTATTTATATTTAATGATAACATTCGCATGGTATGTGGGTGCGATATTAATGCAATTATGGGAAACATTATTATGGAAAAATTACAAATGCAAATTAATTAGTAAAATAGCGATGATTAATAATTTGATACAGCCAATTTTGTGGTTATTAATATTATTTATACCGGGTTATATTAAAAAACAGAAAATTAATGTTAAAATGATTTTTTTAATTTTAGCATTATATATATTTTATGTTTCGCAATATTTTAAAAATGATTATGGGTGTATTAAAACAAATGAAGGGATTAATCTTAAATGGTGGAATAATAACATAGGAGGATTAATTTACACGTTGGTTCAAATTTTGTTATTTATATTAATTCTACCTAAAAAAATAATGAAATCTCAATTATTAATATTTTTAGTAAGTTTATTTTTGAGTAATTTATTTAAAATTTATCAAGATAAACCACAAACATTCAACGATTTATTGGATAAATTATTTAATATAAAACTATGGGGAAGAACTGGATCTATATGGTGTTGGGTAGCGGCTTTTTCTCCATTAATTAATTTTATAGTTTTAAAATATACATACCCATAGGAGGTCATGATTCATCATTTAATTTGAGTAATTTATCAACAATTTCATTGGTTACTGTAAATGGGAATTTTACTTCAAGAGTTTTTTCTTTGTCAAATAATGACAATATTAAAGATTTTATCAACCAAATTATTTCATCCACATAATTTTCTAAATAATTTTTCACATACTGATAAATTTGTTCGAGGATATACTGGTTCTACTGGTTCTACTGGCTCGGGATCTACTGGCTCGGGATCAACAGGTTCTACTGGTTCTACTGGTTCTACTGGTACAGGTTCTACTGGCTCGGGATCAACTGGTTCTACTGGTTCTACTGGTTCTACTGGCTCGGGATCAACAGGATCAACAGGTTCAATAGGTTCTACTGGTACGGGTTCTACTGGTTCTACTGGTACGGGTTCTACTGGTTCTACTGGTACGGGTTCTACTGGTTCTACTGGCACGGGTTCTACTGGCACAGGTTCTACTGGTTCAACTGGTTCTACTGGTTCTACTGGTTCTACTGGTTCTACTGGCTCGGGATCAACAGGTTCTACTGGTTCTACTGGTTCTACTGGCTCGGGTTCAACAGGATCAACAGGTTCTACTGGTTCTACTGGTTCTACTGGTTCT